CCTTTCCCTATCTGAACTGTTGACACATAGGAAGAACCATGAAAATCGTCCGTAGTGACCTCTGGTTATGCCAAGACTGCATGATCTTCGCAGTGAACGACGACCTGCCGCCAGACAGCGACGACGCACATGACAGGATGGTCGTTGAAGGAGTTCACGACCTGGGCTCAGGCCTCGTACCTGACTTCTTCAGTGAGGATCAGGTCGAGTGCAAGCTGTGCGGATGGATTGGCCACAAACAGCCGACAGACATCTGCCCGCAGTGCCACAAAGACGGGCTCGTCGACCGCGACACAGGAGAGCATGAATTCTCACGAGAGACGTGTGACGCATGCGGCACACATCTGGCTGGGTATCGGTTTCGCTTCGCTGTGCTGGGAGAAGAGTGATGAAGGAAACCTACAAGCAACGCGTGCTCCGTTTCTATAAAAAGGAACGTGCTGAAAACAACCCCGCCATTCAAGCTATGCGTTCAGCAAAGTTCGAAGCGAAGTACGGCGAAGGTTCATTCAAGCAGAACATCACCCCGCTCAATCACGGTGAAGCCTATGAGGGTGAGGAAGAACACGAGCTACCTCGCGGCTGGAAAATCAATTTCAAGATTCAGTATGACAGCCACCACGAGCCGCCTTGGGAAGACTGCGACGGTGTGGGTGAAGTGACTGACTGGATTCACGGTTCGTTAGACGAAGAGCAGTACGGTTGGGAGCTGTGTGGTGAGCACTTCAGCCATCGCTATTACGACTGGAAGGCAACCTTGCCCATCGCCATCAAAGAAGGCTGGGACGCCCCACCGTACAAGACCGGGACGAAGCACGAGCAGGCTATGCGTGCCATGCGCAACACCTATGAGTTCCTGCGCGACTGGTGCAATGACAACTGGTGGTACGTTGGCCTGATCGTCACGCTGCATGACGAGAACGGAGAAGAACTGGGTGAAGACTCATGCTGGGGCTTCGAGAGCAACAGCGGTAGCTACATCACCGAACAGATGCGCAGCTGGGCGGCGAGCTTGATCGTTCAGGCACGTAAAGCTAAACGCCGCGAAACGGACGCGTGGAAGCAACTCAAATTGGAGATAGCGGCATGAAGAATGAACTGGATAAGGAAGGTGAGCCCACTACAGTGTGGATCGCTGGCTACAACATGCCTGGGTACATGCCGGACAACGAACCAGCTGAGTGCGAGAGCTTCGATGAAGCTAAGGCCCACATCATCTTCATGATGAAGCAGTTCGAGGATGACTGCGGCGACTACACCGCCAACAAAGAGGTGAGTGGTGAAGACATCGCCGAAGAGCAAGAGGCGCTGGCCACTGAGTATTGCCACGGCGCCGAAGAAGTGAATCTTCAGTCCGGCGAGTTCTATGGTCGGTTCGGCGACTACGTGTTCTGGGTGACAAAGGACACGAAATGACGAATGAAAAAGTAAGCATTGACCGTCGCGTACTGGAGCAACTGCTTGATGCAACTGTGGGCGACACCCTTTACACCACCGCTCGCCATCTTGCCAAGCAAGCTCTTGGTTACAAACGCACCGACGAAGAAATCATGCGCGACGGTGTGGCCAACCACGTGCGCCGCTACTGCAACGAAGAGCGTGTGCTGAACCTCAAAGTGTTTCCACGTACCGAGCGAGATAGCTCAGGCATGCTTGAGTGGATCTTGCGCTATGAGTGGGAAACGGGCGGCGGTATCACCATCGGAATGATTCAACGCGCTCCAGGCGCAGAAATCGAGTACCACTCATGACTTTAGCATTCAAACCCATGTTAGCTTCACCCGCAGACCTCAACAATCTGCGCTTCCCCTTGCTGGCCAGCCCCAAGCTCGACGGCATTCGTGCAGTAGTAATCAACGGCGTGCTCATGAGCCGGAGCCTCAAACCTATCCCGAACAAGCACGTGCAGAAGCTGTTCTCAGCATACGAGCACTTCGACGGTGAGCTGATCGTCGGTGAGCCGACAGCGAAGAACTGCTTCAACGTGACCACCAGCGGCGTGATGTCTGTCGACGGTGAGCCCGACGTGCACTTCCATGTGTTTGACCACATTGAAGTACCTCACGAGCGCTATTACCACCGCTTCAAGCCGGGCAAGTTCAACCTTCGCAGTCGCGTCGTTGAAGTGCCCCAGACCCTGGTGAACTCTGTTGAAGAGCTGCTGGCTCTGGAAGAGAAGTGCCTCAACGAAGGCTACGAAGGGCTGATTCTGCGTGACCCGGATGCAGGCTACAAGTTCGGGCGCAGCACTGCCAAGGAAGGGATCTTGCTGAAGCTAAAAAGATTTCAGGATGATGAAGCTCACATCGTCGGGCTGGTTGAGCAAATGCACAATGGCAACGAAGCCACGACCAACGAGCTGGGTCGTACCAAGCGCAGCTCACACAAAGAGAACAAGACGGGCAAGAACACGCTGGGCGCGTTCCAAGTGCTGTGGAAAGGCATCGAGTTTGAGATCGGCACAGGCATGGATGACGAGCTTCGTCAGCGCGTGTGGGACAACCGCGAGAAGTACATCGGCAAGCTGCTGAAGTTCAAATACTTCCCAGTGGGCGTGAAGGACAAACCGAGACACCCTGTGTTTTTGTCATTCAGGGATGAGAGGGATCTGTAATGCCCACGTTCCTGACAGTATGGTCTGCGCACATCGACGCTCCGTCACACGAAGAGGCCGCAGCCACAGCACTCGACGACATGCGCAGACCTGACAGCATAGCAACGATCTTCGAAGTGACGAACCTGGCTGACGACGTTCTCGTGGTTGTCGACGTAGCCGAGGGCGACATCCTCAAAGACAACAGAGGTGAAGACTATGAATACGAGTGACAACTTACCTGAGTACATGCTGGGTATTGACCTGGGGAGACCGGGTTACGAGCAGACGGCTTACACAGTTTGTAAAACGGACGGTAAAAAGATCCAGATATTGCATGCGGGAACCTTCTCGCCAGCGGATGACCCGTACTACGACATGATGAAGGTTTTGAGTCTAGGGGTTCAACATATGCAGCGTGAGCCTGACGCGTTAATGCTTGACGAAGCGGATCTTTGCTATTTGAAGATGAAGGCTAATTCGTGCTCCCAACCTTTCTCGTACGACAGTCTTACGAGAGTGACTTACCTTGGTTTCAAGGTTCTAGTTAAGGACAAGCCATGAATACGAGTGAAGTAAGCATCACGCTTGGAGGTGTTGAGTTCCTTGTCCTGGGCACGTTCCACGACATTGAGGACTTCGAGCTGGAAGACGTGCAGCACAAAGGTGAGTCCGTCATCGAGCTGCTTGAATCGAAAGTCGTCAAAGCTCTGGAGGACCGAGCGTTCGAGAAGTTGCTCGCAAGTCACCTGGAGGATATGGCCAACGCCAAAGCGGACAAGCAGGAGTCAGCGAGAGACATGCGCAAGTACGGCTGAGTCCCTCCCCTCAGCCCTTTAAAAGCCCGGATTCGTCCGGGCTTTCTTTTTGTAAAGACCAAGGTTGACAGCCCGGAGATCACCACCTAGAATTCGCTTCCTCGCTGCAACGAGCTGTCCAATATATTTTCAGAGAGGGCGTCAAAACGTCACTCAGATACCGTCAGAGAGACGATATATTGGACAGCTAGTTGAAGCTACGTTGTTGATTTTCCTCGATAGCTCAGTCGGTAGAGCGCCGGACTGTTAATCCCATTACCGAAAATTCAGGCTCCTGCGGGAGCCTTTATTCATGCGGCTTTCGGGGCATCTGACACCCTCTGTCAGTCCAATATAATCGAGTTTGTCCAATATATTACGGCTCCGCCGTGCGAAGAGCCCATCACTGTGCGGCTACTGCAAACTGGACTTCCACGTCTTCGTCATCAACCGAACATACCCCTGTGATCACCGCCCCGCTCGGCACAGCCTGGGTCAGGTAGCACGGCAGGTTCTGGAACACCACCACGTTCCTCACGTTCGCTTTTAGCGTGCCAACGGGCACACCAGCTGTTTGAACGGAGAGAAAACTGAGCGAGACTTGCGGGAACTTGAACTCGAACGCAGCGGCCTCAAGCACCCCGGCGCCAAGGAGTTGCTCCCTCGCACACGTGGATTCGTTCGCGTCAATAAGCCCATTGCCGTTACCTCGGCCGACAGACAGGCAGCGCTTACTGAGCCTTGGGATTTCAGGCACGGTCTCGTTCACAATGAAGTCGCCTGGGTACATGCGATAACGATCTCGGAATTCCGATGTCGCCGCCACCAAGCTCTGAACTTTGGCAGCAAAGGCTTTCTTATCCGCTTGACGCACGAGGTGTTTGCCACCAACAAGCACGCCCGCTGTGAGTGCGCCGATGACCAAAATTACGAACGCCAGCTCAACGAGGGTGAATCCCCGCTGATTCATTTGTTCGCATCACGCCACATGCAGGCTGCGATCACAATGCAGTGTGCGCAGCTGTACGCGGCAAGCAGGCTGAGGGCGAAACCAAGATACAGGTTCACTGACTTAGGTAGCGGTGAGCAGACGAACAGGCCGAAGAACGTCAGCATCAACGCCGGAGTGATCATTGCTGCGACTTTTACACGTTGAGCGAAGGTCATTTGGCGAACACTCCGTTTTTAGTCAAGACCAAGCACACCCTCTCCATTGGGGCAGAGCAGTCTTTAGGGGGCGTCACCGGCAGAAGCACGCATTCCTCAGTTGATCCGACAACAAGCGCTCCCTTGTCAATTGTCAGCTGCACGCTGCCGAGCGCCGGCCCTGCTTTGCTGGAGAGGATGATCGAGTTGATAAAGCTCTCGCACGCTGCATCGCTCTTTGTCGTCCAGCCTTGCTGAAGCAAGGGCTCAAGCAGCTCTTGCGGGCTGAAGACGGCAAGCCTGTCGTCAAAGCCATCGGCGACCGACTCTCTGTAACAGCGCGGGGAGCAACCCTCAGCGTTGGCTGTTTCTTCAACCTTACTCTCGGGCGGGGCCGTGTTGGGCTGGTACTGTGCGTTTATCGCCCCGTCCCCATTGTCACCATGGGAGATCAAGACGACTGCCGCGCGCTCGTCGCCCAGTTGAACCAACTTGGTTTTATCCGGTGCTTTGATGAACGTGTCGGCGACTGTCCAGTCTTTAGTGACAACGAAGGTGAAGTGATTCCCCCACGCGTCAAGCGCTTCGTCTTGGGGGATGGAAAGCTCGCGATATGGGAGCGTACCGGACAGAGATGTGCAGTCGCCTGCCGCGCCGTCAGCTTTGGTCGCAGGACAAGGCAGGTGTTTGTTGTCCCGGAGGTAGGCTATCAACGCACTCTTGATAGCCGCCTGCCTGGCGTGTGTGGTGGCGCTTCGAGTGTGCGTCATGAACACGTTGAGTCCGGACAGCAGCAGGCCGGAGACCGCGCTCATGATCACCAATACCACCGCCATTTCTACGAGGGTGAAGCCTTTATTCTTCATCCCTCAATCATAGCGCACTCAGTCCACTACGTTCGTCATCTTGGCGCCCTTCATCATGATGCTGAGGGGGCCAACCCCCGCGGCTTCTTTGATGGACTCGTTCACTGGATTGCTGAACGCGCTCATGATTTGCTCAACCTGCGGTCCGAGCAAACTGGTGGGGCCGTACTTCACAGTGTCCACACCCATTTGGGCAACACCCAGGCCACCGGCTCTCTCAACGCCGTGCGCAACGATCCCCCCGACGCTGTCGTGCTGCCACGTCGGGGTTCCGCCCCCGACTATCTCTTGAAGGATGCCCTTGGCTGAGTCTGCCACCAGCATGACTGGGATGTACCCGGCCAGAAACGTCATCATTGGGTCAGTGTTGCCGTTCTTCACCTCGTGCACGATGCGCTTGAGCAGCACTTCGTGGGTGGCGTACATAAACTGCTTGAGGTGGCCGAACACTGCGTAGTGAGGATCTGACATCCACGTGGGTCTCAGCGCGGCGTTCGGGCGCAGGATTGCTCCATCCACCCAACGCATGACTGCCTTCTGGATCTTCGGATCTTCCACGTTGAGCCTGCCGTCCGCGCCCACCTTCACATCCTCAGCGGTCAGGCCAAGCTCACGCAGGTAGCGCCCGCTGTGCTCGTTGGTCTTCTCGCCGCCGTGACGCTTGATGAAGCCGATGGCAGCCTGGGTAGCCTGTACGCGCATGGCCTTGTTGAACGCCTCCATGCCGTTCCAGCGGAAGAAGTTGTCGTTCCAGTTCCGTGCCCACTGCGGCAAGAACTGCGAGCCGTACATGTTACCCATGGTGCTCATGAAACCGGCGCAATCCACCGTGCCAATCATCTCAGCTATGCGGGTGGCCTCGTCCACGTCGCCGTCTTTCGCTTCACGCAAACCAGTCATGTCGCCCCACTCGCGCACCACGCTTGTCATGCCACGCTTGAATGCGCTGTAGGCGTCTTTCAGCTCGCCGCCACGCACGATGATTCCAAGCGGGTCAATGAGGTTCGAGAACATGGCGTACGCCAGGAGCCGGGTGTTCTGGTACACGATGCTGTAGGCGCTCACCTTGCGGAGCAGCGGGGAGATGTCATGACCCAGTGTGCCTTCCATGGCCATGACAGCGCGGCGTACAGGTTCGAGGTTTTGCAGGCCAGACTGGATCAGCTTCTGCGCCTCCGCCTTGCTGACCTTCAGCACGTCATGCAGGTGATTCTCCCACTCATCAGGTGAGCGAGCGGCTTGCGCAGCCTTCGCGCTGGCATTGTCAACACCGTACTGTTCCCTGGCCAGATTGTCGATCTCGTGGTGCCAAGCCTCAGTCATCTTCGCTTCGAGCTTGGCCCCGTCTCCGCCAAACAGGCGGGCGTACTCGGCACGCTTCGTAGCTTGGTTCACGTAGGTGGTGAGCGTCTGCACCATATCCTTGCGCTGGAAGTCGGAGAAGTGCTTCATGTCGATCCAGTTCAACGTCCGCTGGTTAACCGCCTTCATCATTGGCGTGTAGCCAAGGGCATTGGTCTGCTCACCAAGCTCTGCCTGACCGTCGCTGTTCAGCAGGCGCTGGTGGATTGCCCGCGCCACGTCTTCCGGCGTCACCGCCGAGGTGTCGTTCTTCTGTGCTTTCTCCCAGCTGGCCGTGTACTTGCCGGCGTCACCGTCTGCAGCGCGCTCCTTGTTCGCCTGGGTAGCGATGGCTACCAGCGCGTCACTGTGGTGCTCGATCAGAGCCGCGACAAACTTGTCGCCATCAGCCATCAGCTTCGACGTGTCCCAGCTGCGTGGGAAGTAGTCACGTACCTTCTCGATGGGCGCCCACTGCTTGCTCTCACTGTCGAATCTACGCACGTCAGCCTCACGCAGATATTCGTGCATGTCATCAAGCACCTTGCGTACGCCAGCCTGGATCTTGCCAATCACAGGGTCGGTAGAGCTTTCACCTTTCTGCAGCCCTTCAAGCGCCGCGGCGATGTCAGCCTTTTCAACTGCGTCAGACGCATGCAGCGCAGTGCCCATCTTGTTGAGCCATTGGTTGTTCGCTTGCACCTGCGCTTGCAGGAACCCCTGCCCCTTGTCGGTGCTCCCCGTGCTGTTGCTGAACAGCGTCTGTATTTCTCGCACTGCGGGGTTACTGCTTGCGGCCAGGTTGCTCTCGGCTGTGGCTACAAGTTCAAGCGCCTTGCGCGCAGCGGGCTGCATTCTTTTACCTATGCTGCGCAACGTCTGACCACGGCTGTCAATATCGTTGAGCGTTTCCGCCATGGCGTTTGGCTCAGCCATCTTGCCTTCATGGAACGCTTGCATGATCATTTCTGCACGCTGGTCGTTCGTGAGCATGCCGGTGATCTTGCGCACGAAGTCTGCGACCTTCTGGAACACAGTCTGTGTCTCCGGGCCGAACTTCATCTTGCCAGAAGCCCACAGTTGGTACATGTATGCCAGCCGCTCTTCCGGGTCAGTCTTGATCGCCTCGCGCACAGCGGCGTACTTCTCGTCAGCGAAGAACCGCTCAAGACGCCGCACAGTCAGCGGGCTGTTCGCAGCCTGGAGCAGAGTCTGCGCGACCTTGTCGCGCTTAGCGGCAGTCAACCTGCTGAACAGCTCGTGCATGCTCTCGTGGTGCGCCACGGAGAGCGGGTTCAGGGCTGAGGTGGCTAAGCGGATGATGCCTTGCTGCCACTCACCAGAACCTCCGTGTGGGAAAGACTTCACCCACTCAGTCTGCATCTGCGGGCCGAGGGTCTTGATCACGTAGTCCTGTGCCTCCTTGATTTGCTCAGGCGTGGCGAAGCTCGCAGTAGCGTCACCGGGGACAACACTGCGCTTGATGTTCGCGTCGAAGATGCCGAAGTTGCCGTTGTTGTCGATGGACTTGAGCTGTGTCGGATCGAACACGATGGTGGTCTTGTCCGCAGGTACGAAGACGCCGTCATAACCCTGAGCACGAAGCTCAGCTTGCCGCGCTGCTGCAGATGCCTGATCCTTGAACCCGCTGAACTCTTCAACACTCATCTTGTAGGGTTTTTCCATCCGCACATACAGCGCCATGGAATGCTGCCCATACACCTTGCTGCGCTCTTTGCTCGGGCTAAGGAAGACCCCCAGGCCCGTGCTGGCGTGGTCCGTATTCCGCCCCGCCATGCGCGTGTCGAACTCATCAAACGTGTTGTCGGTGCTGTGATAGAACACAGCTGGCTGACCGTCCTTGGTCTTCATCTTGCTGTCGCCAAACCATGCGGCGAAGCGGGGGTTGTCCATGACGCTCTTGCGCGCTGGCTCGCTGTTGTACTTGCGCTTGGGCTCAGCCTTGTCTGCAGCAGCCTTGTACTCAGCGGAGATGCGCTTGCCTTCTTCCACCAACGCGTCGCGCTTCTGTTGAGCCGCGGCGATAGAGCGCTCAAGCGGCACGTTCTTTCGTGCAGGCGGGGGCGTCAGGTTCATCGCCAGATCCTGCACTGTGTTCAAACCACGCTGCTCAGCATAGCGCTGGGCCTGACCAAAATCCTTGAACACAGCCACGGCATGACCGTCTTCAGTTTCTTCACGCGGAGTAACCGCCGCCCAAACCACGTCGTTGGGGCGGAACTTCTCCAGGTTCTGAATGCTCCCGCCCTGCCCTTCGCGCTTCGCAACCAACTCTTTGAGCCGCTCGTTCGCCTGTTTGTAATCACGGCGCAGTTGTTCAATGCGCCCTTTGCGTTGATCCAGCCGCCCTTCCTTCGGGTGTAGCTCAATGCCCGTCAGCTCGTCGAAAGTGCGCTCGGTCTTGTCCAGCTTGGCTTCCGCCTGGGAGGCCATTTCTTCTGTCTCAGTGATGGTGTGGCCTTGCCCGCCCGCAGTCTTGCGCACCTTGTCGGACGGGATCTCAGCGCCGGCCTTCTCGAACACAGCGAAGCGATCCTGATAAGGGGCGGCAAAGGTCTTGTCACCAAGTTCTTTGGCTCGCGCTTGCGCTGCTTTCTCTGTGCTGTAGATGAAGTGTTCGCCGGTCTTCTGGTCACGAGCAAGGCGGTTTTCTTCGGCACGTGCTTCGTTGATCTCCTTGCTTGTCGCCTTGATGACATCCGAGATACGAACCTTCTCGCCACCCGGCTTCGTGAACAACACGAAGTTCTTGGGCAAGTCGTCGATCTTGTCAGCGATCTGCATGGAGCCGTCAGGCATACGAACGTCCATGCCTTCGAACTGCCCAGTTGCGAGAAGCGACGCAAGACCGGCAGAGAACATGTTCAGCATGTCTTTGCCTCCAGCCTGCTCCGCCGTGCTGCCCTGGAACGCACCTCGTTGTTTAGCCTCCCACATCTTGCTGATGAGCTTCTGCGCGGAGGTGACGAACTCGCCACCATCCTTCTGCTTCAAGAACACACGGCCATGTTCGATGGTCGAAACATCCTTGGTGCCAATTGCCGTGACATCTGACCACGCGCGCTTGTTCGGCTCACCCTTGATAGTTGCAGGACGTTTTAGTTCTGAAGCTCGAATGTCAACTTGATCATGCCCGTCGTCCATGAGTTCCTGAGCACGCAGAACCTTGTACCGGCTGTTCAGTTTGCGGTCCAGTGCGTCATCGCCGATCTGGTCGCGCTCGGCCGCGTGCTCTTTGTAGAGCTTCTGCAGTGCGGCGCCGTCTCCGGTCTGGCGCGCATAGTCAACAATGCCGACAGGCTCAGCATGCACATAGTCTTTCCCTGTGCTCTTGTCATAGCGCGTTGCGTAGCGGCTCGCGTCGAGCCCTGAAGACACCCGCATCATGTGCTCAGGGGTATGCCCCTGCTCCATGTCAAAGGGCATGCCCGCCTTGCTTCCGAAGTGATAGTCGTAGCTCGGCCCGCGCTCCCCAATAGGCGCGTCGTGATCTTCTTCAACCGCGTTGTCGCTCTCTTGAACGCCAGCCTCATCAACCCCCTCACCATAGTGCTTCGCCTTGAGCTGCCCGCGTTCGTGCAAAAGGTCGATCTGCTCCAGCACCTTGGACTTGTTCGGCCCGAACAGGGTGTCGAGATATTTCTCAGCGGCAGGGTCTTTCTTGCCAGAGTCCAGATACCGCCGCACGCTGTCTGCAATGTGGGGGTAGTCCTCTGACGGCACAGCTTCCATCTGCTCAGGCACGAGGTTGTCCCACACCACCTGTGTCGCCCGCTTGTACTTAGGCAAGCGCTCTTCCACCGCCGTCTTCACGTCAGCGAGCTTTGCCGCCAGAGCTTCGTCAACACGCCCTTGTCTGCGCAGCAGGTCAAACGCATGCTCGACCACTGCCGGGGTCTCTGCGCCGAATGCTGCCGTGAGACCGTGCGGCACGGTCACGTTACCGTGTTCGTCCACACCAAAGCCGCCGAGCACATAATCCTTCAGCACAGAGGCTGCCGCCGTGCTCACGTCCGGGCTGAGCTGGCCACCGAAGGCCTTCTCCATGCGCGGTGCCATGAGCTGGGCATAATTCAGATCTTGGATAGTGGGTTCGAGGTTCTTCTTGCTCAAGCCGTCAGCAGCCGCCTTCACCGTCTGCGCGGCAGCTCGCACACCAAGACCGGCCTTGTTCGCCACAGTCTCAGCGTCAAGCCCCTCGGGTATGCTGGGGATCTTCGCACCCAGTTGTTCCGCTGCTTCGCGGATGTTCGCGCCTACACGGCGAGACTTCTCCTGCAGCACCAGAGCGCCGGCAAACGGACGCCATGCTTCCGGGTCGCCTGGGTTGTTCAGCAAGCCCTGTGCTTCAGCCTTGGCCTGCTCACTGGCGGCAGGGTTCGTGAGCGTGCGCTGGGCAATGACCAGCGCCGCGTCCCGGCGCTTGTTGTCGTCACCAGCGGCCCAGTTCAGAACGTCTTGGTCGGAGCCTTTAGCCAACTCAGGCGGGAGCGTTTGCTCGCTCATCAACTGCGCCAGCTCCGGGTGCTCACGGTAGCTGTGCCACGCGTCACCTAGACCCGTTGAGGGAGCGCTCATGGCGGTGTCACTGATCTTCTTACCACCAGCCTGCACTGCGTCAGAACCGAGCTTACCTGTGCCGGCCAGTAGATCCAGGCCCTGAGCCACGGGCGCGTGTATCGCCGCAACCGGGCCTGCGCCGATGCCCCCTTGCAGAGCCGCGTCCACTGACTGAACTGCGTCGAACGCCTTGCTTCCGTCATACTGAATGTTATGCAACTGGCCCACAGCATCTTGCGCAGTCTCGGTAAGGACCTCCTTGCCTACATTCTGGCTGAATTCCTTTGCCGCACCTTTCGCTGCCTGCCTGAGCGACGTTACCGGCACTCGGCCTGTCAAGCGGTTAACCATGCCCGCCTCGGGCAGCACCTCAAGTCCTGCGTTGATCGCACCCACACCAGTGGCGCGTGCGAACTTCTCCGCCGCGCTCATCCCAGCTGCAGCTGGATCTGTGCGCAGTTGCTGAGCCACCTCGCCCCCCTCAGCGGGCAGCATGAGCGCCGCGCCGCCGACGTGCGCGCCCGCCGTGGGGCCAATCGCCCGACCCAAGCCCGCTCTACCGGCAGCAGCAGCGGCCATCGTGGCAGGGATAAACGCAAGCCCTTTGCCTATCGCCCCGAGCGCGTATTGCCCGGCTGTATCCACATCATTGACCTGGCGAATACTCTGCACCTCTGGTGCGACGAACGCAGCACGTTCAGCATCCTGCTGGGCCCCATCCCACCACCCTTGAGCGGTCTCGCCAGCGCCCATGGCGTCGAGCGCTGACGCCACATACGCCTTGACCGAACCCTTCATCCCACGTGCAGCTTGACCGAGGCCGCGAGACAACGGATTGCCGAAGAGCTTCTCCTGCTCAAGCCCTGTCATCGGCTCAGGGCGCGGTTGGGCCTGCAGCCTGTCGTAGGTGCTCGGGGTAGTCTTGAATGCGTTTGGGTTGTTCTGGAGCACGTCGTATAAGGGCATTCTCAGTTCTCCTGGCGGCGCTTGGCAGCCTCAGCGGCTTCCTTCGCAAAACGACTTTGAACTTCGCGGTTTGGCGCACTGAAGATATCCGTCAGCGTGCCTCCACCATGAACGTCCGACGCGAGCTTGTAGCGACCATCGGCGGTCCTGACAAACACACCGCCCAGCGCTTGCTCACTCGTTGGTTGAGTTGCGTCCATGGCGTTGGTCGTAGCAGCAGTGCTACCACCAAGAGCCTTCTGTAGTAACTGGCTACCAATACCAGGGCTCGGGTTGTACGCAGCGGACTGTGACGCAAGCAGGATCTTCTCGAACGTGCTTGGGTCGAGTTGGCGCTTGTCAACCCCGGCCTGATCCAAGTACGCGTTCAGAGCGGTCTCGAACTTCTGACGGTTCGGATTGGCCTTGCCGTCCTTGTCAAACGCCGGACCGAACGTGTCTTCGATGCGCTTCTCATAGCGCTTCTCGGTATCTTCCGCTCGGTCATATTCCAATTTATTGCGGGCGAGCCCCCGCTCGTGTTGGCGTTGAGCCTGCTGAGCGTAGATGTCGGCAGCTTTACTCAGACCCTGCATTTTCAACTGATCACCTGCGCGCGCATTAAGGTCACCCGCAGCTTCAGCTTGCAGCTGGAGAGCGTCCTGATTCTTTGCGCGCCTCATACCTGCCGCCCACTCTGCCGCAGCCGGTTGTTGAGCGGCTATCTTGGCCAGCGTACCGAGACCGGTGGCGTCCCCTGCAACCATGGATGTGTCAAGTGCTGGCGGCTCACGAAAACTGGAAGCGGCATTCGGAGCAGCTCGAACCGCAGGTGCGGTGGACCGGGCGTTGCTCAGCTGATCTACAAGGCGGGAGAACTTGTCTTCAGGTGCAGACTGGTTAGCTGTAGTCACGGGTTGATTAGGGGTGGCTGAAGTACCTGGCGCTACAGGCGGTTGAGGTACGGGTGTCGCAGCTGGCTGAGCTACAACAGGTGGCTGGTCAGTCAGAGAAGGATTGATTTGTACACCGTCGCCGTAGTGGCCGCGAACTTTCTGGGCAAGGCCGCGCGCCAGACCCGTATCCGCCCCAACCACCCCAGCTGCTCCGTCGACGAACTTAGAAACACCAGACGCTGAGTCGAGCACGGCCTCTTTAGCACCCTTGACCAGACTGCGGCCTGCACCAGTAAAGTCGCCCGAACCGAGGGACTTAAACGTTCCAGCCGCAGACGAGTCCACGCCAGGTTCGTTGAGCTTGTAGTCGTTAAACCCAAGCAGAGGCGAAGCTACCGCAGCTTTCTGAACCAAAGGAGCCGCCACTCGGGTGGCTTTACCTAGCAGCCTCCCCGCCCGCCCCGCCAAACCACCCTCAGCGGCCGAAGCCTCTACCGCTGGTGTAACGGGCGTAGCCGCTGCTTTGTTCGACACCCACTGAGCGCCTTGGCCCACGCCCCTACGAGCAGCACCCATTGCTTCATCCAGAAGTCCCATGATTATTCTCCGTTATGCCGACTGTATTTCAGCCACGAGACCGCTGGCAGCGGTCCTGATTGCAGCCATGTTCTGAGACAGGATGCCTAGCCCACTCGAAGCGGCCGTAGCTGCTATCTGAGAGCGTGCGTTGAGAATCTGCGACTGCCCAAGCATTTCACTTGATGCAATCTGAGCTCGATGTGCCATGACCGTGGAGTTCGACTGCTGCGCCTGCACCTTCTCAGCCACCGCTTTCACCTGCGCTTCCACTTGGACGCTGTACTTCTTCAACCGAGACTCATAGATACCCAACGCCGCCTGGATGTCTGCTTGATACCGGGCCACATCCGCCCCGTACATCTGAATTCGCGCTCTGTACTGTTCGAGCGGGATTTGCGCTGCAGCGACTTGGGCACGAACCTGCGTCTCCTTCGCTGCCACACCAGACTGATAAGCCTGCACCTTCGTGGCATATGCTCTGACCGAGGTCTCATACACCCCCAGTTTTGTGGCTTCACCGCGAATGCGAGCCTCGTACATTCCAAACTCCGACGCCTTGGCGCTCACCTGAGCTTGATATGCCTCGACGCGGGTGCGGAACAGGTCCAGCTTGGACCGCTCGACCTCCGTGAAGACCTTCGCCGCCTCCATCTGTGTGCGATACAGCTCGACGCGCGACTTCACGCCTTCAAGTTGCGCGTTGTACAGCGACACATACATCTGCTGGGCCTCAACGGACAGTCGGGCGCCTTCCACCTTGGACTTGTACACATCTAGGTGAGCCAGCGCTCCGCGGAGCTGAGTCTCGTACACTTGAGCCGCTCCACGGAACGCCTCCAGTCTCGCGTTGAACCGCGATAGTTTTGCGTTGAACAACTGGACCCCAAAATCGGCGAGGTACCTAGCCGCATTCAGCGCACGCTCCTGAACAAAACCAAAGTATTGGATAAGCATCGCTTCGACTTGACGAACCTCTTGCAACGTGAACTTGCGATTCTCCACATACATGTCGGCGCGTTTCAGCGCGATGTCACGTGACAGACTCGATGTCTTCTCAAGAGCGGCTGTTTGAATTCGGCTGATCGTTGCATTGAGAGCGCCTGGCGGCAGCATCATTCCGCGAGCAGCCGCTTGGCGTGCCGCCTCCTGGATCTGTGTCTCGGCGTTCAGTAGCTCGCGAGCACGCACGCGGTCCCAGAGAGCTTCCTCATCGGCCGCCTCAATGCCGTACCCGCCATTCACCAAGTCAGCAATGAGCTTCTGCTTCGCCGCATCGAGCAGGTCAGACTGGTATTGGTCCTCACTGAACTCGAACCGGGAGGTAGGTTCGAGCATGTCATCGACTGGGGCGGCTGTACTGAATGTCGGCACGTTTATCGCGGGGGCCTCTGGCAGCGCCAATGCTTGAATGGTCGGCACAGCCGGGAGCGTTATCTGGGGCGCGGCAGGTAAGACGGCCGAGTTCAGCTCAGGTGCATTTCCGGGGGCAGCCGGCAGGGTTGCATTGGGGGCAGCCGGCAGGGTCAACACAGGTTCAGCCAGTGTCATTTCGGGAATAGACCCGAATTCAGGAATGGCTATTTGTGCAAGAGCGGCGTCGGACGGGCGCTGTGCGGCGTTGTCGGGGAACAAAGGTTCGACGGGTGTATTGGCCGCAGCAGCGGTGATAGCGTTCGCTACTGACGGGTCAACCAGATCCACTCCACCCTCACTGGTGTAGCTCCCCCAATTAGACGCCGGCTTCACCATATCCGCGATAGCACGCAAATCCGCGAGGAAATTGTTTGCGTTATCCACCATCGCGCTGGACGCGTAGTCCGCAGAATTCTTCAGGTCTGATACGGTTACAGAATTTGCCATTTACACTCTCCGTGCCGTCGGCGCGAAGGCCACGGTGTAGTTGTCGAAATCAAAGTCCTTCGTGCCTTCCAGCTCGAACTGCCAATACACCCCGCGCAGACCTTTACCGAGCAGCGCGCGCCGCTGGCGCAAGGCCGTTACATCTTGCGGGCTCAGCGTGTAGGCGTACTGCGGGCCTTCATCCACAGACACGCGCAGAGTGATGTCACCTGCGCTGTGTAGGTTCATGTAAAAGTCGCTCGCTCGTTTCTGCTGCGGAATCTTGAACGACATAAAACCGGTCGTCATTTTGAAAGGGACGCTGTCCTGCTGTACATCCAGCTTGTATAGGCCATCAGCCGCTGCTCCGTAGTATTCCCCGTCGATCTCACAGAAGCTGTTGAACGGATAGTTCGAGAACGTTGTGCTTGCAGCACTCAAGGTGTTCGTGACAAACGTCAGGATCAAACCCGCCGTGTACTCAGCCGTCAGCCGCGCAGACACTTTCGGCAAGCTCACCGTCATGGAGCCCGTGACCGTCTGGGCCGCACCGAGGGAAGCCGTCATGCTCGGCAAGGAGCCAGAGAGCGTAGCCTGCACGCCGACGGTTGCCGAACTCGACATCGCCAGTGAGGCCAGCTCAGCTGAGATCGCGCCTATGACACCTGACAGGCCAGATACAGAACCCGTGAGGTTCGGCAGCTTGGCCGCAATCGCGCCGCCCCCACCGACCTGCCCGGACACCTGAGTCGTCAGCCTGGGGGTCTGTGCTGCGACACTGCCAATGATCCCGGCTGTACCGCTGATCGTCGCTGTCATACTCGGCAGCTCTGCGGACAAGGCAAACGACCCACCTGCCACGTTTGCTGTCAGGTTTGGCAGCTTCGCCGCAACACTTGCCACAGAGCCCGTGAGCGAGCTTATATCCGCAGTGAGTCTCGGCAGCTCTGCGGACACCTCAGCAGAGATGACAGTGATCGTCTCTGCGTCGAGCGAAGCGTTCAACCGAGGTAGAGTGACTGCTACCGAGCCCGTATTCGCACCAATACCAGCTGTCCCACTGAACTGCATACCGCCGGTTCCGTGCTCGGCAGTGATAAACCTAGCCGCGCCGCCGAAAGCAATCCCACCTGTGGGTAAAAACTCCCTCCAAGTTGACACCGAGGTGGCCGCTCCAGAGAACGCCATCCCGCCAAGTGGGAAAATCTCATATACGGACAGCTGCGTTGATGATACTTGCGCCGTGCCGCTAAACAACGCCCCACCAGAGGCCGTCAAACTATATGACGTTATGTCATAGCTGGTAACGGAGTTCAAGGTGAACTGCTTGGACGCAGTTCCACTGAACAAAGCCCCGCCAGAGGCTGTAAACTGAAAGTTAAGCGGAGGTTCCCCAATTGAAAGGCACGGGGTTACCCCAAAACCCACTATTTCACGAGAATACTCACCGGAAACAGGTTTTGGGGTAACGGTAGTGCCCGTGCTGACAGCAGTGTATTCACCACTACCAGTTAGAGGCGGTACCCCGAAGCCCGTTATTGCACGAGCATACTCCCCAGAGTCAAGGATCGGGGTGTTTGCCATGTTACGGGAACGTCAACGATGCGCCGGTCAAATTCACTGGCGTGGCGGTTACAAACGAAGTTGTTGCAACAATGAAGTCAGCGCCCGTTGTCCCCACAGAGCCGTCGATGGTATAAGTGCCTCTCGTCCATCGCGCCCATGTAGCCGTACCTGTGGCCACAGGGGTACACGACTTGGCTGCAGCCAACACCGCTACGCCGGTTGCAGCTGACGAATAATCCGCAACGGCGAACGTTAGGCTACCTAGCGCGGTTTGCGTAGTGACAGCTGTGTCAGCATTGGCGGGCTGCGTGCCAGAATAGAACGTCATCGTGCCAGACGAAGCCATTGCGGGAACCGCTGTCGCTGTGCCTGTAATGATTTGGAGCCATGCATTGACAAGCGCTTGATTCATAAATAGCGTTCCGCCGTTTCCGGTCGGCAGCTTTATGACGCACGAACAAGGTACGGGTGTAGAGGCCGTGAACGACGTGCTCTGCACAATGAAGTTACCCCCACCACCTGCAGCACTTACAGTGCCTGTGGCAACAAGGTATGACGTACTCGCATTGCCGTACCAAGTCATCAGCGAGGCTGCCCCGCTAACGTTTGGGGTGATAGACGCAGTAGACATGACGCTTGTGCCCGCCACTGGGTAGGCGAATGACACCGCTGTACCGTACGCGTTAGTGAACAAATTCACCGCAGCGTTTGTAGTGATCTGGATGTAAGTTCCGAGGGCATAGCTGCCCATTATGGCTTTACCCGTTAGGGTGTCCAGATAATTGTTCTTGGCGTTGTTGCTGAACACAAGCGCTGACATGGCTTACACCTTGCTGCCAGTGAACACCGGCGTGATGATGATCTGGTCCCCGGTGTACTGGATGATCTTGCCGCTGCTGAAAGGCTCGCTCCAGAGCAACACGCCCGTCGTTGCATCCACTACAAAGTAGCCATAGACCGTCACCGCCGTGCCCGCCGTGAACGTCCATGTCTGTGCCGCGTACGAAGCCTGCGCAAGCCCGCCGTTCTGAGCAATGGACCAGCTACCTTTGGTGAGCGTCTTCGCTGCGTAACCAAGCGTCGACATCTCCGTATAGGTCGCTGCGGTGTCAGTGTCAGCCGCAGTGACGTTGTTCACATAGAGCTTGAGCAGCTGGTTGCCGGGTGTCGAGAATCCGAGAGCGAACTCAACGAGCTTGTTCTCGCCGACTGAAGGAATGAAGAGAGGCATGATTACTCCTTATACCGTCGGCAAGCTGAATTCAGCTGCCGATAGCAAGAAGGGGGCGCCGAGCGTCACCGTGAGAGACCCCAAGTCCATATCCGCCCCGCTGGTGGCAATTGAACCGTCCGCCCGTGCGAGAGTGGTCGTGGCGGCAGTGCCCGCCTCCGTGGTCTGGCGAATTCGGAACCATCCGGCAGTACCTGTCGCCAAGCCAGTACCACTCCAGGTTTCGCTGGTTTTCTTGGGGATCATGCCTGCTGTGGCGGTAGTCTCGAAGTGAATCCCTGTTCCCGCGCCAGACAGCGAAACGGTGACAAGTAGTGTGCCGCTCGCTGCAGTGTCAGGGTTGGCTGGCTGAGTGCCCGAGTAGATGTCAATCAAGAAACCCGAAGCGCCTTCCAGCGCTGCCTTGAACGATGACGACGCCATCATGGCGTTGGTAAGACCTGTAGATAGACGAAATGCCATGATCTGCTCCTTATGCAAACAGGCTGGTTATGAACTGAGGCGTGCCGCCCCGAATCTTGAAAAGACTTGCACCACCTACAGAAGCCGGGAGCTGATATCTACCGCCCGTCACATCCTTGAACTGACCGCCGCTCGCACCCATACAAACCCCGCGTTCCGAAGCCCACAACCAGACCGGGGCTTGGGTTGACCCGTCGCTAAAGTAATGCGCCGGTATCTCCTGCTCCGTCCCAAGCACCGCCCCGTAAGGAGCCACTTCTACCCGCTCAAAAACATCCGGGTCTGAGCCTGACAAGAAGACCGTTTCACTCTCTGTGCCGACAAAGAGACCGTCAGAGACTGGGGCAAAAACACGCACTGGGGACGAAAAACCGATATACCCCCCAACCCGGTCGAACAGCTCATACTCGTATGGCTGACTGTACCATAAGTAGTGGTTTCTAGCCACATACAGGCGCCCCTTGTAGTAGCCAAGAACCTGACCAGGAGGGGGGCCGGACATGTACTGCGTGCGGACCGGAAGCGTGAGATCCGGCAATTCAGATAGTGTCAGAGTGGCTGTGGCGGCAGGCGCCGTAGCGGCGAGCATCGGCACCTCGCCGTCCCACTGGGAGACATACACCCGGCACGACGTGACCGAGGGGCTAACTGGCGTCGACAGGGTCAGGGTTAGCCCTTGGTTTTCCCCTACTAGCACCCGTTGGACACTGCTTGCCCCCGACTCAACCCCATCAGCGCGCAGATTCGTGACACACACCAGGTAAGCACCTGGGCGAAATGCACCGCCCGTGAGGTTTATTGAGGGGGACTGAGGGAGTTCTACGCCAGCCGGGTGGTTTGTGGCCCCGCGAAGAACTCCGCTGGCTACGCCGTCAGTCCAGAAGACGGCGTCAGCGATCCTCTGATAAGCCACCCGTCGACCTACCACGGGCACAATCGGAGTGACACCTGCGCCGCTGAACCGACTGAGCACGCCGTCCTTAACCACGTAGCTGTCTTGCACGTCACTCCACAGGCTGTGGAACATGCCAGTGGCTTGGCGTGAAACACCCAAGCGCCTGTATGCCTTGCCCGTCTCATCAAGCTCGATGTTGTCCGCAGTGAGCAGATCGCCAGGAGAGAAACGATCTGGCGGGAGGTCGTTTCGGACGCCTGACTGTGCCCGGATCTCAATGATGTTCATAGTGTCGCCGCCAGCCTGAATAGGTTGTCGATATCTTCCTGCGTCTTGCCGAGGGCGCTTGCCATCGAGTTCATAACCGGATTCGCACGCTCAAAACTTGTCGACTCGAAGTACCAGTCCTTAGTGTCTTGATCTGCAGCTGCAATAGCCGCTTCAACAGCTACACGTAGGCCGATCCGGGTGAGTCCTTGTTTGAACTGGCGACGGGTGACGCTTGTAATTGGGGTGGGTGGTGGCGGAAGCGGAGGCAAAAACGATCCGTCAATGTGGCGCCACCCAATCTTGTCTTGAGAGTCAATGGGGATGTATCCCGCAGGCGCGATGCCTGCTGTCTCTAAAGTAGTCTGAATCACGCCGTCGTGGTTGGGGTATCCGTATAGCATCAGAAGAACTCCACAATAGTGAAATGGCCGATTAGTCCGTACGGGGTTTGCTGTTTCGCTCGGTTATAGACGCGCAGATTTGTGCTAGATGTGAGCGCACCTTTCAACATAAACCCCTGAACGTCGGAGGAAAGCGAGGACGTCCCGGCTTGGTAGCCGCGAAACTCAAGAATCGTCTTGCTGAGATCGACGGGGGTGATCGCAGTATCCAAATACATCCCTTGATTACTGCCTGACAGAGTTACCGCGACTTGCTGAATAGACTTAATCGGAGCCGCGTATTCAACCAATTCCCATGTTGCCGAGGCTGCCGAATTAAGCGTTCCGCCAAACGCGTTGCGCATTGACACCGTAGTTGCGTTTGTAAGTTCCACTCTAGTGCTGACATACGCGCTCGACCATAGCCCCGGGGTGGTATCCATCAATTTAATGACGGAGCGCGTCGTATCTACCGCAGTCACTGTTGCTGTTGCAGGGTAGGCTGTACTTGAAATCGTTCCGCGCTGAACGCTCTTGATTGCAGCGCCGCCCCCTAGGAATGTAGATGCGTTGCTCATGACAGTCTCCAGTCATCAGACGCAGATAGATACTCAAACAGGAACTTTCGGTTCGCGATATCTAGCGTCATGTCCTGCGCCAGCCCCATGATCGTCTTCCCATTGCGCCCAACAACCGTAGTTAACAGGCTGCCTGTGTTGTAGATAACCACCTCATCACCATTAGCAGGTGCGGCAGGAAGAGTCAGCGTAAGCGCCCCAGCGCTGTAGGAATACTTTGCATTCGATGCGAGCGTGGTATTCGCCGTGAGATTGATTGGGGTGGCAGGGGCGTGTTCGGCGAACAAAGCAGCCAAGGCTCCGGCCGTCAGCACGTGGGCAGCCACTGCACCGGACGCGTGGCTCGCAGCAGCCGTGCCCTCTATCCCGCGCGTGACCGTCCAGGTTGTGCCTGCGACAGCCGTCACGAGCATAAGCTCGTCATCCACGCGGATTCTGAAATTAGGTGCTGGTGCGCCTGAGGCCAGCACAACAGTTAACGTGCCGGTGGAGTTGTCTACTGCGCCAGCAAGCGTCGTTGCGAAGTCATTCGCTAGATTTTCCGCCATTGCTTTTCACCGTGGTTTGGTTATTTGATCGCACACTACTGAGCAGCTTGCCTGTCGTGGCTCGGATTGAAGCGCTTGCCGAATGCGCATTGATTCTCACAAAAGCAGTTGAACGAGCCACTATCCGTACAACATATTCGTTGATTGCGGATATCCCGACAAACAAGCCGGACAGAGCGGCAGAGCCGCCCACGCTCACAAACAACTTCACCGGCAAACGGCGAAGCAGTTCACTCAGCACGATTGAGGTGGCTAAAACCTTTAAGGATATTCGCCGCCTCACTGTGACCAACAACACACGCGTGGAAAGCACCCTCTTTGATATCGAACGGGATATCTTCACGGATGAAGACTTAGTGGCCAAAAGCACCTGCATGAAAACTTTTCTGGTGAACAAGCTGCTTGCTGTTAACGCAGTCGCCCTCAGCTTCTTGCCCACCGAGCGGGACAGCCTCCCAGATGAACCCTGGGTGAACTGAATCTTCTTGGCCACCACGCGAGCCAGGCTCCCCACTGAAGACTGCCCCGCGCGAAGTCGTTTGGTTACCGAGCGAGCAAGCCTTCCTGTTGTAGATTGGGTAGCTAAAAGCAACCGCATCAGAACCTTTTTGGAAAACAGACTGCTTACAGACAACGTGGAAGCACGAAGCCGCTTTGCCACCAAGCGCGATAGCTTCACGACTGAAGACTGCACAGCCTGAACCTTCTTTGATATTGAGCGGGCCAACCTTCCGGTTGACGACTGAGCCGCGCGAATTCGCTTTGTAATAAGACGCGAGAGCTTCGCGGTTGACGACTGCGCGGCTAAGAGAGTCCGCATCAGAACCTTCTTTGCAAGCACAACACCCGCTGTAATCGTCGTAACCTGCAACTTCTTGGCCACCAAACGAGTAAGCCTGCCGGCTGAGGGCTGTGCAGCGCGAACCACCTTCGCTACCGAGCGCGTTATCTTCACAGCTGAAGACTTAGCGGCCAACAGGCCTCTATTCAATAAGCGGGCGGAAAGAGGCACCGGGCTGGTTGCGGCCAGAAGCGTCATGAGGAAACTCTGAGGGGGTAATGCAGATGGGTTACCCGCAAGCTGCATCTTCCCGAGCACGCTCAGCTTTGAACCAACTCTCCCGGTGTAAATCGAGTCGGCCACGGCGTGCCCTCCTTGTAATTAGGTCAGCTGCACGCCAATGGTGAATTGGATGGACTCGCCCGTATTCAGAGCAACCCCGGTAAAGTCACCTTTGACAAACAAATTCCCAGCTGTACTTGCGTCAAACAAACCGGCATTCGTAATCGTCCGCCCTGCGGAGGCGGTGATCGTTCCGACGACCTGATAGGTGTCGTTGGTAGTTGTGGTGGTGGCCTGCGAGCTTGTCCCGCTGACACGAGCCTCTGCCGATTCTGTAAACAACGTGGTGTCCGCGGCTGCCGCCGTGCCCGCGCCGGTCCCCCACGCCACGAAGGTCGGCTCGGTGCCCAGGCCCTTCATGCGCGAAGTCATCAGGGCTTTGCCGGTATTTGCTAGGATTGTTGCCATGGTTATGCTCCAAACAATTTTCGTATGTAAAACGCAAAACGCTTAAGCGGGTTGCGGTGATAAAACGCGATTACGCCGAGATCCACTCGCTCGCCGTTTGCCAAAATCTTCACTGCAGAGATGGACGCAGACTTCACATCCTCATTCACGTACATCATCGCGTTACCTCCTTTTCGAGCACAACATCGCCTTGAAGCACTCGGACAACATCACCAGAACCTGAGACAAACTCAACGTCATACACACCGTTGAACCACGTAACATTTTCTGTGTCGCTTGGTTTAACTGTCACAGTTGTTTTGTACGTTGCTGCATCGACAATGATGCCGTCTAATGGGCTCGTGAGACTCAACAGAGCGACCTCTGAGTTCGCACTCGCACGAACCTGCATACGCGCCGTATATCCCGCCAATTCACGCGGAACGTAGAACACCAAAATCGCGTTTGAGATGCCAGGGGCGGTCGTCACCACAAGATCATTAAACTCAATTGTGTTGGCGTCGATTACAGTGACCTCTCGCATATCTACAGGGCGAGGGGGCATTGTTTTTGCATTGAAATTCACGCCGGAGAACCCTATAAATCCCGCACTCCAACCATCAGGAATCCCGTGACCAGGTACTGTGAGGCGTAGCGGTATCTGGGAAACAACTGCCGTGACTTGCTTGTACAGCAAGTGGTCCGCATCCTCCCACCGGATGACGAGCGTGTTTGTCGCGCCGGCCTGCAGCTTCAGGTTCTGTTTAGATACCCCCATATTGCACCACCCGTGTTTTGTGCATGTAGCGCGACTTCTCGGCAACGCACTCAGAGCAGTAGGCGTTGAACTCCGCGGCGTTTACATCCGAGCGACCTTTGTCAAAAGTCTCTGCGTCCTGCTTCAAATATGCCAAGTGTTTCATCCACAACAGCAAGCGCGAATGATGGATCTCTTCAAGCTCATCAATCTCTTCACTTTGTGGAGTAAGGGATTCCAACGGAAGCCGGTGAATCACCAGATTGCACACGTCATCCTTCTCCGGCACTTGCACCCACCGCACCTGGTTCTTCCGCATGCCGATAACCATGTACCGCACTTGACCCGCAGCTTTATCGAGGCGCACCTCTTTCATCTGGCCGTAGTCAGATGACCGTAAGCGCCCGAGATCCGTCGAGTTGATGACCTCTACCTTTCCGAAATCACTCGCTCGGGAAGCGGACATGATGCGTAGGATGGAGGGGTTTAGCCTGCTGCTCTCAACACCCGCCACGATGGGCACGCTGCAAGCTGTCGAGGTGAAGTCAGGAATGCCCCCTACCTTGCGCCAGAACGTCATGTAGGCGTCATTCATGTAGCGCCACACCTCTTCATCACTCCAAAGATACGGTGCGGCTACATCAACTACGTCTGCACGAAACGCGAGGTAAAGGTCATTCGGGGTCATTGGCTTTTAAGCCTTCGCTGCGCGGTACTCAGCCCACGCTTTGGTGACTTCAACGCGGTCCACGTCGAAACCTGTGATCTTCTCGACGGCCTTAACGGTGGGCACACCTGCGCCTGAGAAATCCTTGGTATCGTTTGTGGCTTCAATCTGTTCGAACGCTGCCTGAAGCAACGCTTGGCGGTCCTCTGCGCTCAGCTGCTCTTTCGCAACAGGCTCACCGATCAGATCCACCTCAGTGCTTTGGTCCACGCGCTCAGCGCCAATTGACACAGCGTGCTTCACCATCGACGGAGTAACCCAGGTGGGCTCGCCTTTGACGAAACTGACCACGCCGTCAACGGTGCGCAGCGAGTAGTCTCGATTCAATACATAGAGCGGCATTTCTACCTCCTTTGAAATTGGCGGGCCGAAGCCCGCCGTGGTCAAGATCAGTTAGGGATGGTCTCGTTTGCGCGGTTCGGGATCTCGTACAGCACCCGGACCGTTGCCTTGCCCGCGGTTGCGTTAGCCACCGTTGAAGCAATGGTCAAGCGGATGTTTTCCGACGTGCGGAACCCCGTCAGAGTGAGCGCCGTGCGGGCCGCAGAGAGCAAGTTGACAGCGTTGGCATACCGAGTGGCCGAGGCAGAGTCGCCCAGGCTGACGGTATACACAGTCGGCCCAACACCTGCGGTCTCAACTACGACTTCGCCACCGACAACCACTGCGCCTTCCGGCAGGTTGATCGCTTGGCACACCACGGCATCACCAACCACAGCCCCGAAGGTCTTTGTCACGCCGTTGATGTCCTTGATGGTGTCATCAAAGTTGAAGGTAAAAGTGGCAAGCAACGGCCACTGTGCAGTTCGTGCAGCTTGAAGAAGAGCCATGTTCGTTACTCCTTACTGAGCCACGTAGGCAGAGATGACACCGTGATCTTCTTTGGTGCCGCCGCTGTACTGTGTGGCGAATTGAGGCTTCAGGAAGCCGAGGATCTTGGCGATGCTGATGCCAGGCTGGTTGTCGAAGTCGAACTCCTTCTCCACCCACTCAGAGTTGCCGATGTCTGCCATGCCGAGCGCCTGGGCGCCGCAGAACAGAATCTGGCAGCCGTCCACCGTACCGGTGCCACCAAACTTGCTACCGGATGCAGCCAGTCGCGTGTTCGGTACGTGACGGAACTCGTGCAAGTAGATGCCATCGAGCTTGACGCTGGAACCGGTGAACAGCTCGTTCTGCGAACCGCGTTGCTGCGCGTAACGCAGGTTGTCGCGATAGACCGGGTCGAGCTTCAGCTTGGCCATTGCCAGCGGTGACAAGAAGGCGTGGTAGGTTTCTTCCCCGCCGTCAGCGACCACACCGCGGATGTAGTTTTCCTTGGCGTACGCCTTGAGCGCAACGAACAGCTCCCAAGCCGGGGTGTCTGTTCCAACAACGGTATTTGCACCACCACCAACAACGAAGGACTTGGCGGTGTTATCCCATCGACCTACGCGCTTGGCACTCGGCGCCACTACGTCAGCTGCGAACTCAAGATTCTTGAGGTCTGAGCCCACACGAGTCGTGCCGTTCGGATGGTAGGCGTAAGACTTACCAGCCAGAGTCAGGAACGCCATCTGGTCCATGCGGTCAGACAGCCAGTAGGCCAGCTTGTCACGCGAGTTCTCGCGGAAGGTAACCACCGACTTCTGGTCCGCCATGCGACCTTCGTGGCGGTTAGCGTTACGCATCTGGTCAATGCGAATTACCTGGTCATAAGACTTCAGGATTTCTTCGTTGCCTTCCAGGGTGCGGTCCCCAGCCACACCGTCACCTTCGAGGTCGGCCAGCAGGGTAATGACGGCACGGGCGCCCTTCTCGGTCTTCTTCAGCTCAGTAATGTGCTGAATCATCGAGTTGGCGTCTTTGCCAAGGAACTTGTTGATGAACGAAAGGTTGCGGGCCTGTTTCCAGAAGTCCAGCGACCACACTGTCTTTTGCTCAGAGGTGAGCTGTGCGAAATTGGTTTGGGCCATGTCGGCGCCTCCATCGAATATGTCGAACGGGTTTCGGATCAACGTGATCCTTGCGGTGCCGTGTCGCTGGCAACTTGCGGAAACTTCGAACGACTTATGACGGGGACGAGCCGGCCACCTGTGTCGCTGGTGGCTAAGCGGGGCGAACAAGGCTGCTGGGCGGTGAATTGCCCAGCAACTAAATTTCTCGCTCTGTCAGACTACAACAGAGAGCGTGAGAGCGTCAAGCAAAAATCAACGCTCACTCTTGATCAATTCCTGGGCGGCGGTAAGTCTGATGGCACAGGCATCGGCCTCTGAGGCGAGGTTGATAAGAAATTCAGCAGCCTCGTCAGAAAGTTGGGCTCGATAGGCACCATCAACTCCGCTGGCGGGATCGGTAACGCTGCCGGTTGAACAATCGGCTTTGGCAACGGGGACGAACAGGCTAGTTGTGCCAAGCCGAATACCAGCGACAGCACTATTACGTTTAGCGGTTTCACGGTGTAGTTTCTCCGTCATGGTTTTGTCGATCTGTGCGACATCTGCCGCCCAGGCCCGCTCCAGGAGCCGGTTGCGCTCGCTCAGGTCTGCCACGTCTCGAAGGCGTTGTGCTTCGATATCGCTCACCTTCTTGGTCAAGGCCGTCACCTGAAGGCTGGAGGTCTTGAAACATCGGTCATACCCAGCTTGGTAGGTTGCCCAGCCGAACGCTGCCACGAGCGCGCCTACAATCACCGCCTTCACCCACCACAAGCCAAGGTAGTTCAGCATGCTCAGCTCCTACGGATTCAGGGGTTTGGAGCGCCGGATCTGCGCCCAGTATTTCGCCCGGCCGTGCTGATGGCCAATCAGGTTCCATCCGGCCATGAAATCAACACCGAGGATTGAGACCCACAGCTCGAATGCGTTGTCGCTGATCCACAGCGGCCCGCCGCTGATCCAGTGCGTCATAGGGTCGCGGTACTTATCGACCCAGTCCTGGGTTACATCGACGCCGAGCAGCCCGTAATTGACGGTATGTCCGCCGTTTCGCCGCAACCAAGCAATGCGTGCTGCGTCAGACCTCGGGTCGATCCCCTTCTCGCGGCACTCAATCTGCCAGTAGCTATCGCCGAACAGATCCGCGTCTTTGGTCATCATCCAGCGGAGCGGCCAGCGCAAAGAGCGTCCGTCCTCGGTCGAGAACCATTTGACTGCGACGTAGGCTAGCGACCAAGCGGCAATCTTGACGACGATGTGGGGGATCAGCAGCGCGAGCCAGCGCAGACCGCCAGGGATGAGCGCAAAGGCGACCAATACGACCGCGAGGGTTGCAATCAGGTAGATCATTTCGCATCCTCAATAACGATAAACACCCGCCCCTTGGCGAGTGCCTTACGAACGTCTGCGTTGAACTGCGCCATTGCTGCGCGGGACTCGGCAACGCCGAACTCCGTGCCTTTCAGCCCGAGGATCAAGCATCCCTCTGAGTCGTCTGCGGTGTTACCTGAGTGAATGCGGATTCCCTGGAATCCAGGTACGCCGACCAGCTCAAGCACATGCTTTTTGAATCGCGGAGAGTAGGTGTCGCGGATCTCGTACCGGCCTGCTGGGATCGCCGTCTTGCCGTCGATCTTCCCGGTGCAGGTCGTCTGCGTGCAGTTGCTCAGCTTCCGCACCGCGTCCTCGACGGTGTTGTACTGATAGATCCCCGCAGATCCGAGCGCGCCCATCGTCAAAATGCCGAGGGTGAATCCTGCCGCGGCAGTCTTGCGTTTGAGGGTGATTGTGCGGTCAGTCGACATCACGTTGTGCCATCAGTCTGGAGATAAACGCCCCGCCCACGGCGACCCCCGTCAGGATCGCAAATAAACCACGTGGCATCTTGTCTGGGAACATCGGCACCATGACCTCTGCCGCCGAAAACAACGCGGCAAGCGCCATCCAGCGGATGGACCAGGCGCGCTTGAGAATGTTTTTCCAATCAGCGTGGAGCATGATCAGCCGCCTTTAGTCGTTCGATCTCGGTAGTCAGCCGCTCATCGATCTTGATTTCCTCCGCCTGCTGCCGCTCGATGCGGTCCAATCGCACCGGGAGCTGTTGCACGATATCCATTTGTGTTTTCAGGGCCCACCCGAGTATTCCGATGGTCGCTACTGCGGCGATCCCCGCGTACCTAACGCCGCCGCGCACATACGTCTCAGTTTTCTCAAGAGCGCCGACACGCTGATCTAAGTTTCCAAGCTGGGTGAATGCTCTTCCTACCGCAGCCGCATGGTTAGCTGCCTGTTCTTCGAGCCGGATCTGTCGCTCCATCAAAGCGGCCAAGCGCTCTATCTGCTCGGCCATGCTGTCGATCTTGTCTTTGATGTGGGCCATGTCGGGGCACGCCCCTTTGGGGTGGTCCATGTCTAGCTCCTGGCAGTCGTAGCCCGTAGGCATGGTTAGATGATGTCCCCGCGCATTCGCGCTTTGACTGTCTCAGGTAAGGCGCTGAACTCCGCTTCGGTCATCTTGGCGGCATCCGGCAGTTGCGTTGTCTGGCCTGCCTTATCTGAGTCCAAGCCGGACTCTTTCAGGCTTGCGGGCTGGCGCCGCGCTGTGTCCAGATTCTTCGCCACCTGGGCCTGCTTGCGCTCGGTGACTGCCGCCGCCGAATCCAACCCTTTGGCTTCTTCCTTGACCTCGGCTGGCTTTGCGAAACGACTCAAAACGTCGTCAGCCGCGCGCTTCAACGCCACAGACGGGCTGAGCCCTTCTTTGTTCATCAGGGTCCGTTGCTTAGCAAGCACGAACTCAGTGATGTCGTCGTCGTACTCTTCCGACTTGTCGTTGAGAACCGGGTGGTCCGCCT